ACTCGGGCGCGCCGCCGGTCGAGGCGATGGCCATGGCCCGCTCGACGGGCGTGCCGCGATTGATCGCATCCTCGAACAACCACTGCCGCCAGGCGCCGGGGCCGAAGCGCTGCTGAGCTTGCTGCTGGATCGCAGTCATCTGCTCCGGCGAGAGTCCGCTCGGTCCGCGGATCTGGACGGTTGGATTGGGCGAGGTGACGACCGGGGTGATCGGGCTGCCAGTGATGCCCCAGGCCTGGTTCCAGGTTCCGCCGCCTGGTGGTGGGGTGCCCGTCATGCCAGCCGCGGACCAGGCGGAGGTGCCGCCCATCCACGGCTGACCCGAGACGTCCTGATACATGGATTGCAGGCTGACCGGTGTGGGCTGCATGCCCGTGGTCGCGCCGCCACCAGGCAGGTACTGGCCCATAGCTGCAGCCACCAGATCGCGCATGCCGCCAGGCGTGGCACCGAGGACCTGCTGGTACTTGGCCCAGTCGGCCGGACCGCGCAGGCCAGCGAGCAGCGCCAGGTACTGCTGGGCCTGCTCCTGCTGCTGGGCCTGAGCTTCGCGCGCCTCGCGCTGGGCAGAGAGGGATTCCTCGAATAGCGCGCGCTGCTGCTGGAACTGGGTGGCTGCCTGGGAAAAGGCCTGGGCCTGCTGGGCGAGCGTGGTCTCGCCGGGCGCCGGCTGGGTGCCCGGACGGAACCACGTGCCGAAGGCGTTGGCCAGCCCGGCCGCCTGGTTCCAGCGCTGCTGCTCGAGGTCGAGCGTCGTCTGGCCGGGCTGGGGCATCTCGTAAGCGCCAAAGGTCTGGGCATTGAACTGCTGCCTGGCGAAGGTCGGCTGGCCCTGGAAGAAGCCCGTCAGCTGGGCGGTCTGGTACTGCTCCAACCAGGCCTGCTGGGCCTTGTTGAGCGCCATCTGCTCGGTCTCGAGGTTCAATCGCGCGCGGTTGTAGGCCTGCTGCGCGGCGTTGTTGGCGACCGTGATCGCCCGGTCCTCGGCGCTCGGGAACGTCATCTGGAGGCCAGTCGGGAAATTCATGGCCATGGCTTACGGCCCTCCTGCTGGAACGCCGGGCAATGGTCCCGGTGGTGCTTGCGGCGCCGGCAGCGCGCCCGCGGGCACCGGCGCTCCCAGTGCCGGTGGCGGACGTAGCTGCGGGAAGATGGTCACGATCTGCTTGTAGAGATTGGCGAAGCCCTCGGCGCCTAACCGCTGCACCAGCGCGGCTCGGCCCGAGTCGTTGGGCGAGCCATCCGGGTTGAACAGCTGCGCACGGTAATAGATGACCTTTTCGCGTTCGGTGAGCTGCGCGGCGAACGGGGCGACGCCCAGCGGGGTAAACGCGCGGGCCACCTCGTCAGCGGTAGATTCGATCCATAGCGCGAGATCGTTGGCCACCTGGTCGAGCAGCGTCTGGCGGTTCATGCGCATCATGGCTATGGCCCCACGTAGTTCGCCGGTGGACCTGGGACCACCGGTCCGCCTGGGATACCGCCCGGTGGCATGGCCACAGGGACGGCCCCTCGAGGCGGCGGTGGAGCGATGGGCAATCCCATGCCAGGACCTGGAACGGGCTGGGGAGGCATGCCGCCCAGCTGGCCGGGATTGCCCACGCCAGGCGTGCCGCCGGGCACACCGGTGGCCCCAGGCACCATGGGTGCTCCGCCGGGGCCCACCGTTGGCGGACCGACCCCAGCGAGCTCGGTGACCGGAATACCCGTGGCCTGGATGTTCTTGGCGCGAATGGTGGCGACCTTGGAGAAAATGGCCTGCTTCAGTTCGGCCTGCACTTCCTGGCTGTTCTTCAGCTCGTGCAGCAGCCACGACTTTTCGACCTCGTCGGCGTTGCCGCCGGCCTGGTCGACGGCGTCCTCGTAGGTGATCAGACGCAGCTGCATCTTCTCGCCAATCGCCCTGGTGGCGATGATCTCGTTCGACGGCGTCGATGGCTCGAGCCTGGCCTCATAGCGGTGGACTCCCTTGAGATCGTCAGGTCCGATGCCCAGCCAGGCGGCTTTGCTCTGACCACTGATGGTCTTGCGATTGCGCTTGGCCTCCACTTCGCCCCAGGCGTAGACCTTCTCGCCGATGCGGTGCTGGATCAGCCATGACTCGAAGCCGACCCGCTCGCCCAGGGCGACCTCGACGTTGGAGACGATCGGATTCCAATTGAGCCGGGCTAAATATGCGGCCTGATTCAGGGCATAGCCGGAGGTATCGGAGGCCACCACGCCCTGCACCGTCGAGGGCAGCGCGCGCTCGAGCAGGGCCTGGACGTTCTGCAGGAACTTGTCGAAGTCCGCGCCGGCCCTGGGCTGGTCGATGGGGGCCACGTCATACGGATAGAGCTGTCCGGGCTGGATGCGGGTGGCGGTGGTCTCCTGACCGCTGGTGCCATACGGCGGCTGGGGCAAGCCAGGGATCTGGCCAGGCGGCTGCGTCTTTTTGAACGCGGGAAAGCCCGTCAGATAGGCGCTGTTGGCCTGCATCGTCAGCAACGAATCCAGCAACGGAAAGAGCTCCAGGTAGCCGAACAGCACCGACAGGCCGGCGTGCTCGGGCAACCTGGAATCGGTGGTGGTCCCCAGCGCGTGAAAATACGGTCCGCGGAGTGTGCCGAGAATCGGGTCGCCGTAGCTATGCGGCACCACCTTGCACAGCGTGCCGCGGTCGGTGTACCCGCGCTGAGCAGGACCCTGCAGGATGATGACCTGGACCTTCGGATCCCAGGCCTCGATACAGCGGATGGTCTGCTGACCAGCATCGGCCATCACGCGCGACCACTCGGCGCGCGGCAGGTCCAGCGCGCGCGGGTCGAACGAATCAGCCTTGACCACCTCGCCATAGGAATTCAGACCCATGCCAAAGCGGGCCAGCGCCTCGTGGTAGGGGATCTCCTTGCACTCGACCACTGACGTCAGGCCGTTTTCGTTTTTGGTGTAGTAGAAGGTCTCAGGTGGGCAGTCGGTGGTGGTGATTGGATACGGCAGCGCCAGCTTGGCCTCTTCGGTGCGCGCCTGATACAGGCGATCCTTCGCGTCGGAATCGAGATCGCGATCATCGGCCAGCTGGGCCTCGAGGTCTTTGGCCATCTTCGAGTACTGGCCCCACACGGTGTGCGAACGTTCGACCGTCTTGAGCACGCCCTCGCCCTTGGTCACTACCGACCAGATGAATGCGCGCAGCAGTTGCCGTCTGGCCTCCTGTTCCTGACGCTTCCAGCTCGCCTCGAAGAAGTTCTCGCGGAGCGTGGAGTTCTGCTGGTAGATATCACCGAAACCGATCGGTTTGAAGGTGATCGACATGGGGTTGACGCTCAGCGCCGCCGTGACCGTGCTGGCGATGTTGAGCGCCATGGGCGCGTGCACCCCGAGCGCCGTGTCGCAGTAGGCCTCAGGGATCTTGATCTCGACGTCGCTGAACAGGATCGCGTCGATCAGCTGGTAGAGCTTGTCGCGCTTCGAAAAGCTCTGGCGCAGGTCCTCGGCGTGCTCAAGGGTGCGCCGCTCCATGGTCTCGTTGTCGGATGCCATCAACTCACCACGGCTTGTCGAGATTTCTGGCGGCCATGACGGCCACCAGCAGCACCAGGCCCCAGAAACCGACCAGGATGATCGCCAGGTCGTGCAGCTCCATCACCCGAAACTCAGCGGCACCGGCGCACTGGACACTTCAGGTCCAGCCTCGGCACACAGTCCGTAGCGCGCCGCGTCGCACGCGTGGTCCTCGACCGCGGCGCCGGCCAGCTTGTCGGCCACATCCTCAGGATCGAGCGGGTCGACGACCATCGTAGGAAGGGTGCGCACCAGATTCGGCGCAAGGCCGGCGAAGACCTGCAAACGGGGTGTCGTTTCGATGTCGTGCGCGATGGCGCGGCGCATGATCGCCCAGCCCTGCTTGCGGTTGTTCATGCCTGGGAAGATGCCCTGCACGACCATGCGCTGCAGCCCGTGCTGGGCGTACACCTGCGCGATCGACGGCCGCTGCTGCTCGCCGCGCTGGTTGAACATCGACGGATCCAGCACCAGCTGCTGGATGCGCTCGGAGCCGGTGCGCTCGCGAATCAGATCAGCCTGCTGCTCGTCGCGCAGGCCTGCGGCGTACAGCTCGCGGTAGATGTAGATGCGCCGCGTTTCGGGACAGCGCGCGAACCAGAGCGCGCAAAACGG